GACTGAAGACAATCTACCCATTCCAAAAGGGTATAAGTTGTTGATTGCATTACCAAAACTGGATGACAAGTTTGAAAATTCCAGCATTGTTCGACCTGATCATGTTCTTAAAAAGGAAGAAACCGGAACCGTTGTTGGGCTTGTCCTGAAAATGGGTTCGCTTGCTTTTAAGGATCAAGAGAAGTTTCCTGACGGACCTTGGTGTGAAGAAGGTGATTTTATTTTGATGAGGGCGTATTCAGGAACCCGATTCAAGATTTGCACCAAAGAGGCGGAACAGGAATTTCGTTTGATTAACGACGATATGGTTGAGGCCGTAGTTAGTGATCCCCGAGTAATTACACGGGCATAAGGAGTCCATCATGGCAGAAGAAGAAAAGTACGAAATCGAGATCGAGGACGAAACCGTCCAAGATGTGAAAGAGCAAAAGTCCCCGGATGACGACATTGAGGTTTATGACGACACACCGGAAGAGGACCGAAACCGGGAAGCTACCGGAGAATTTGATATTGGAGAGGACGAAATATCCACCTACGGGCAGAACGTCCAGAAGCGGATCAGACAGCTCTCCAAGAAAATGCATGATTTCCGCCGAGAGAAAGAACAGTATTTGCGGGAAAAAGAAGAGGCGATTAAGTATGCCCAAGCTGTTGTTGAACAAAATCGCTTGTACCAGGACCAACTCCAAAGGGGTGAAAACATACTCCTTGAGAGTCATAAGGACCGGATTAACGCCCGTATTGCTGAAGCGGAACGTGATTACAAGGAAGCGCATGAGAGCGGGGATACCGACAAAATGCTGGCGGCACAGAAGAAGCTCGCTCAGTACACGGTGGAACAGCGTGATGTAACCAATTACCAGCCCCGCTACAGCCCTGAACAACTTCAACAATTCAAGGCTTTACAGCAACAACAAAATCGTGTACAACAGCAACAAGAAATCGTACCGGACGAGCGTACAAAACAATGGGTTTCTAAAAACCAATGGTTTGAAACCAATTTAGTTTTACGCAATGCCGCACTTGGTATGCACCAAGAACTAATGAATGATGGGTACACCCCTGGTTCACGGGAGTATTTCGAGCAAATTGATGCTCGCATGAGAGAAACTTTCCCGAATAGGCCAGAATTCAGGTCCAAAACACCTGCAAATGTCGTTGCTCCAGCGTCGAGATCAACAGGTTCGACGAGAGTTAAATTAAGTAGGACGGCGGTGGAAACTGCAAAACGACTTAATGTGCCTCTCAAAGAATATGCCGAACAAATGATGAAACTTAACCAGGAGCAAAGAAATGTCTAATCGCACACCTCGTGAACTCGAAACACGCCAAAACTCAGGTAAAAGGTGGACACCTCCAAGTCTTTTACCAACACCGATTGATGATCCAGATCATAAGTATCGCTGGGTTCGTACTTCGTTTATGAACCAGCCTGATGACCGAAATCTCTCATCAAAACGGACCCAGGGATGGGAAGCAGTCCGACTGGAAGATCATCCCGAATTGCAGACTTACGGAAAAAATTCCGGCAATGTAGAAATTGGTGGGTTAATGCTTCACAAAACGCCAAATGAGCTTGTAGATCAGCGTAATGCTTACTACAAAAAGTTCACCGCAGATCAGGCGGCGGCTGTGGATGCAACCCTAATGAGAGAAAACGATCCTCGGATGCCTATGTTTAGTGAGCGGAAATCGACCACAAGCAGAGGAACAAGAGGTTAACCCTTTGAAGGAGTAAGAAATGGCTAATGTTGCCTCCCCTTACGGCCTTAACCCAATCAACCTGATTGGTGGACAGGCCTTTAATGGTGGCGTTATTCGGGAGTACAAAGTTGCTTCCAATAATATTGCCGCTATCTTCAATGGCGATTTGGTGGTTCTCAGTAGTGCGGGTCTCCCCTCTGCTGTAGGCTCTACACCTACCGCTATTGATATTCCCAATGCCGCTAATGCAACGGCTGGTATTGTTGGTGTGTGTGTCGGCTCTCGTTATGTCGATGCAACCGGTGTTTCGCAGTATGCGAACTACCTCCCTGCCAACAGCATTACCGCTGGCTATACCGAGGTGTATGTCCGTGTGATGGACGATCCCGATGCGCTCTTCCAGGTTCAAGGAACAGCCGCTCTCGGCACGTTCAACAGCGGCACAGACGGTTCGGGATACCCAGGTGCAATCGGCAAGAATGCCGCCCTTGACTTCAATACCGCAGGCAAGACCACGACTGGAAAGTCGGGCGTTGCGCTTCTGGTTGGAACAAACGGCGCATCTCTGGCGGCGACTTCAACTTTGGCGGTTCGCATTGTTGATGTGGTTGACGGGACTCAGACGGATGATTACCCCGAGTTTATTGTTAAGCTCAACGTGGGTGTTCATTCCTATACCAACTCACTCGGCGTGTAAGGAGTTAAAAAATGGCTATTTCACGTTCCCAACAGCTAAAAGAACTCCTCCCAGGTTTAAACGCCTTGTTTGGTTTGGAGTACAAGAAGTACGAAGACCAGCATAAGGAGATTTTCGAAACTGAAAACTCCGAGCGTTCCTTCGAGGAAGAGACCAAGCTTTCTGGCTTTGGTGCGGCCCCCGTTAAGTCGGAAGGCTCTGCCATTGCTTATGACAATGCTCAAGAAGCTTGGACCGCTCGTTACAACCACGAGACCATTGCACTTGGTTTTGCGATTACTGAAGAAGCCCTGGAGGACAACCTCTATGACTCTCTCTCGGCTCGCTACACCAAAGCTTTGGCCCGTTCAATGGCGAACACCAAACAGGTTAAGGCCGCTAACATCCTGAACAACGGGTTTGATAGCGCCTACACCGGCGGTGACGGCGTTGAACTGTTCTCTACCGCTCACCCCTTGGTGTCCGGTGGCACGAACTCTAACGAGCCAACCACCCCTGCTGACCTGAATGAGACCTCCCTTGAGGCCGCTATCATTCAGATCGCCGCTTGGACGGATGAGCGAGGACTCTTGATTGCGGCTAAACCCCGCAAGCTCATTATTCCTCCCGCTTTGATGTTCGTTGCAACCCGCTTGCTTGAGACGGAACTCCGTACAGCAACGGCTGACAACGACACCAATGCGATTCGTGCAATGGGTGCTATCCCCGAGGCCTATGCTGTCAACAACTACCTGACAGACACCGATGCATGGTTCATCCGCACCGATGTTCCTAACGGCCTTAAGCACTTCGTTCGCACGGCGCTCAATACGTCGATGGACGGTGACTTTGATACCGGCAACGTCCGTTACAAAGCCCGTGAGCGTTACAGCTTTGGCTGGTCAGATCCTCTGGGCATGTTCGGTTCTCCCGGCGCAGCCTAAAGGCAAAGAAAAAGGGGAAGGCAACTTCCCCTTTTTTCATTAAGCGTTTAAACTATCAGTACTAGGATTTTGACCCGCACAGACTGGCCTAGCAGACATAGTAGGGACGGTGCGGGGATGTGCTACTACACGAAAGGAAGCCAAAATGGCTCAAACGACCTTTTCCGGCCCAGTCAAATCAGACAACGGCTTTATTGGCGGAACATCCGCTGACCCCATTACCGTCACCAGCGCACAGAACATTTCCAGTTTTTATGCGTCATCTTCTGCCACAACTGGTGATACCCGTCTTAACTACAGCCGCCTTGATATTACTTCTACGGGATCTGGCGAAACTCTCCGTGCTTTTACTCGGGTAACTGCGGCAAATGCCGCTACCGGCGGTACGGTGAATGGCGCTCACATCTCCCTGTCCATCAATGGCTCAGGCACGATCTCTGGCGCTGGCAACGCTTTGCGTGTAACGCTTGGCGGATCATCGACCAATCCTGGTGGAACCATTGCCGCACTTCAGCTTGATTCTGATTTTGCGACAGGTGGAACCTGGACAAACGCCTCGTACATCCGTTGTACAAACAGCAGTACCGGAACCATTGGTACATTTGCTGTACTCCCGGATGCTATGTTCCAAACGGCAACAACTCCCACGGTAACTGATGGCATTGCTGTTAAAGATGCCACCGGTAACACCTACTATCTGCTCTGCTCCACAGCATTGAGCTAATGCAGATAACCAAAGAGTTTCTTCTCTCGGAGATCCAAAAAATGGAAGCGCAACGGAATCACGCACATGACGTAGCCGTTGCCTCCCAAGCCGCCATTGATGTCATGCAAGGGCTGATGGCAAGGCTGGATCTTCCAGAAGAAGAGGGCATAAAATTTTCGGATTTAGGCTTATCTGATCCGATGCCGTTGGAGAAAAAACATGGCGACGATGCAGTATGATGTTTGGTCGGTTAAGATCGGCTCAGACGCAGATTTTTATGTAGTGGAAAATACCTACGCAGGTACGCTTCCACTTTCTTTGCCCATCTCCAATACCACTCCAGGACGCAACGGATACGGCTATAAAGTATCCATTACCTCTGTGGATGATGAGACTGGTGTAGGGTTTACCATTACAGGCACAAAGGTTGGCGACATTGGTGGCAATACTGTCACCGAAACGGTTGCTGGTTTAAACAACGACACAGCCTATTCAACGACCTATTTTTCGTCGGTGCAATCCATTTCCATTAATGCCAACACCACCGCCAATGTGACTATCGGCTATGGCGGCGATCTGGCATTACCCCGCACACGGGTCAAGGGCTTGTACTACATTGCAGGTGCCGATGCAGGATCGATTGCCATTACACCGAATAGCTCCACCATCCCGGTGCTTGACATTGCCACCCCTGCCAATAACGTGGTGGTCAATAGCCTTTATATGGCGGCTGAAGGCGTGTTAACAGCCAACGGCTCCAGCAAGGACTATGCGGTTGTCACCAACACGAATGTGACCTCCGTCACACTTATCTGTGGCTAATCATGGCTACGAAGCCCATTTCCAAAAAGACGATGGCCTGCAACAAGCCGAGGGCCACGCCAAACCATCCCAAGAAGTCTCACGTTGTGAAGGCTTGCGAGGGCGGTAAGGAAAAGATCATTCGTTTTGGTCAGCAAGGCAAGAAGGTTGGGACCGTGAGCGGAACAGCCGGGAAGCCCAAGGCGGGTGAATCCGAAAGGATGAAGGCCAAGAGACGAAGCTTTAAGGCCCGACACGGTAAAAACATAGCCAAAGGCAAGATGTCTGCGGCTTACTGGGCGGATAAGGTGAAGTGGTAAATGGAGATGATGCTATGGAATGTCGTCCTGAGTGCCGGGGTTGCTGTCATGGCGTTCATGCTTAAAGGCAAGTTCGACGAACTGCAACGGTTGAGCATTTTGCTGAACCGGACCAGGGAGGAAGTTGCCCGAGATCACATCACCCGTGCAGAAGTCAAAGCCGACCTCAAAACCATCCAAGAGCATTTTGATCGTGGGTTTAAACGGCTAGAGGACAAGATTGATTCTCTAGCCCTGGAAAGGAAATAACAATGGTTATCGGCAGACAAGATCAAAGAACCCAAATGTTTGGAGACCGCATTGAGGCTAATCGACCCCTTACCGATCTTACTAATCGTGCTGGCATGTCTGGCACTCTTTTAGGCACTCTCGCCCGTGCGGCAGAGATGGGCCAGGAAGAGAAGAAGATGAAGAAGGGCGGCAAGGTTGAGAAGGTCATGCGGGAGTTTAAGAAGGGTAAGCTTCACTCAGGCAGTAAAAAAGGTCCGGTTGTGAAGAGCTATCAACAGGCGATTGCCATAGCCCTTTCGGAAGCAGACAAATCCAAAAAGAAGAAAATGCAAAAAGGTGGACGCATCAACGGTTGCAAAATCATCTAGGGGATTGAATGTATCTGACAAGCAACATTCCATATTTCAAATGTTGGGTTAGAAAAGAGTTTACAAATGGACACCAGAATTATCACGGAGAGTACATACACGGCCTTGCTATTGCCGTTACAACGATCCCAGATCGGTGTCTTGGTTTCCAGGTGGTCTTCACAGGGTGTGAGGCTGATGATGGCAGTCAGGAAAATGTTCATGGTGGGGCCATGTGGGCAAGAATGCCCATTACTGCTTTGGTGGGTGACATCCCGCTGGAGCAATGGCCTAACCGTATGCCAACGCATTTGGCACAGCCTTGGGACTGCAATTCGTACAACCATACTGTTGTTAAATTACAACGGTGTATGCCGTCACCGTGGAAGTGCAAAATCGGCGGGGAGTTTTACACCGGGCGGTATCTATTCACGGTGGATTATGCGGAGAGTGATGTTTCAGAAGACCCCTCTCAGCATAAGCAAAGCCATGTCTTGATGCTGACCGATGCAGGCGAGTGGACTGGAAATATTGTGGCACTACCGAACAACCGGGTACGAGTCACCAGCCCAGCTTACTGGGTGACCGGTGAGGGCGCTCCCGACTTTAGGCCCAGCCAATGGATTCATTGTGCGGAACAGGACGATTCCTACATGAACCCAGAGGTCACCTTTAACAACCTGTACAAGGAGTAATTGAAATGATGAAGGCAAAAATGATGTCAGGCGGCGGCAAGATGAAGAAAGCGTATCAAGCTGGCGGCGCAATGAAGATGGTCGAAAAGGATGGCAAGCAAGTCCCTGCATTTGCGGCTGATGGCAAAGGCAAGATGCAAAAAGGCGGCATGACCAAAAAAATGATGGCTGGTGGCGGTATGACCAAGAAGATGATGGCTGGCGGTGGCATGACTAAAAAGATGCAAGCCGGTGGTGGCGTGACCCGTGGTGATGGCCTTTCTAAGGTCAAGACCAAAGGAAAGATGGTCTGATGATGCCAAGCCGAGGGATGGGCGCTGTGCGCTCATCCAAGATCCCCAAAATGAAGAACGGTGGCTCGACATCCCGAGTCAACGAGGCTGGTAATTACACCAAGCCGGGGATGCGTAAGCGTTTGTTTGAGCAGATTAAGGCTGGCGGTAAGGGCGGCGCTCCTGGGCAATGGTCGGCTCGTAAGGCTCAGATGCTGGCCCAGAAGTATAAAAAAGCCGGTGGCGGCTACAAGGATTGATCATGGGCGACATTATTGGTTACGACAACGAGGGCAATCCGATTTACAGGGCAGACTATGATGAATCGGGCAGTCCCATTGCTCCTAACATCAGGCCAAAAGATACCGGCAAGAGGTTTGACGATGCCATTAAGGATCTTTATTGGGATGTGCTGGGCAGAGAACCAGACGAAGCCGGGTTAGAGTTTTACCGCAAGCAGTTTGGCAGACAGATCAGCCCTGAAGAAGAGCAACAGTTTTACCGCACCGCAGAATCAGAATTACAGGGTCGTGGCGAAGGTGCTGGTGATCCTCTTTACAACTTGTATACCCAGAACCTCGGAAGAGCGCCAAGCCTGGAAGAATACCGTAAGGCTAGAACCCAATTTGGCGGGGATGTGACGGGCGAGGAAGAGCAACAATTCTTTGAGCAAGAGGTGGTTCCTGGTTTACGTCAAAGCCAAGATCCGATCTTCAGGCTTTATCAAGAAGAGTTAGGGCGTACCCCAGACATTTCCGGTTACCGTTATTACCAAGAGCAGTTTCGACAGCCCACCTACATCACCGACCAGATGCGGCAACAGTTCCGTGCTGGCGGTGGCGAAGAAGTGACCTCCCGTATTCCAGAGGCTTTCCGAACCCTGATGGGCAGAGATCCAACTCAACAAGAAATCACAGAACTTTCTCGGAATGTTGGAACCTTAAATCCAAATCAAATGGGCGAGTATCTTGCGACGAAGAATCGTGCATTTACTTCCCGCTATGGAACATCACCAACCGCCGGGTACGTTGCACAGAACCTTCCGTCCAACCTAACCCCGTTTACACGCACACAGGGCTATGTGCCATTGACCAGGCCCAACGTGTCAGCGTCGATGAATCTGGCTGGACAACAGTACTATCAGACACCGACTTCGTCGGGTGTTAACTACATAGGAGCGCCTACCAACATTGCGCCGATCACCCAAGGTTTTCAGCCGGTAGGAATGCCATCAACCATTGGCGGTAAAGGCGGGTATCAGCAACAGCAAGCCTATCAACCAATGGGCGGCAAGGGATCATCGCCAAGGCCGATTACAGGAAAAGGTTAATGAAAGCGCCCCAGAAGAGCCTCAAGGACTGGACGAAACAAAAATGGAGGACTAAGAGTGGAAAACCATCTACCCAAGGTCCGAGAGCTACTGGTGAGCGTTATCTACCAGAGTCAGCCATTAAGTCCCTCTCTTCATCCGAATATGCGGCTACTTCAAGGGCAAAACGGGCTGGTAAAGCTAAGGGTAAGCAGTTCGTTGCCCAGCCTAAGAGAATTGCAAAGAAAACAGCGAGATTTCGATAAATGACTACCACCGCAACCGCTACATTTACCCCGGATCTCAACGAGATCATTGAAGAGGCTTTTGAGCGTTGTGGCTCCGAGGCCAGGACCGGCTATCACTTCCGAACCGCTCGGCGGTCTCTGAACCTGTTAACCATTGAATGGGCAAACCGTGGCGTAAACCTCTGGACGATTGAAGAGGGAACGATCCCGATGGTGACCGGACAGGCCACCTACGACCTTCCGGTGGATACCATTGACCTGTTGGAGCATGTCATCCGCACAGGCACAGGCCAGAACCAACAAGATGTCAGCATCACCCGTATTAGTGTTTCTACCTATGCAACCATCCCCGACAAAAATGCCACGGGCCAACCGATTCAGGTTTGGATTGACCGACAGTCAGGGGCGACCACACCGACAGGGGTGAATGCTCCGCAGATTAACGTCTGGCCCACACCCAATGATCCTGGGAGCCAATACACCTTTGTGTACTGGCGCTTGAAGCGGATTGATGATGCGGGTAATGGTATTAACACACAGGCCATTCCCTTCCGGTTTTACAACTGTCTGGTTGCTGGGCTGGCCTATTATTTATCTGCCAAGATCCCTGGGGCCGAGGCTCGGGTTGCGGCATTGAAACAGGATTATGAAGAGCAATGGAAGTTTGCGACTGAAGAGGACCGAGAAAAGGCGGCGATTAGGATCGTTCCCCAACAACAGTTTATTGGGTAGCCATGAGTAATCGATTTTCATCAGGCAAACACTCGATTGCCATCTGTGACAGATGTGGCTTTCAGTACAAGCTAAAGGAGCTGAAAAAGCTTGTAATTAAAACCAAGCAAGTTAACATTCTTGTATGCCCAGAATGCTGGGAACCGGATCAACCGCAATTGCAGTTAGGAATGTACCCCATCGATGATCCGCAGGCCGTGAGAAACCCAAGAACCGATACCTCCTATGTGGTGTCTGGCAACAACCAATTAGGCAGTCGAGACATTCAATGGGGTTGGAACCCTGTCGGAATGGGTTATGACGATGGGTTAACGCCCAACAATCTTAAGGCAACAGGTAGTATAGGAACTGTAACAATATCAATAAGTTAGGAACATTATGGACACGGATAAATTTAATTTCATGCCAGCAACCGATTCAAAGCCGATTGGCAAGTACAGCCAACCCAAGGTTTACCCGGTCACGCCTTCTGCTGGTTATCCCAACGAGGTTCCCAAGACCCAGACCATGAAAACCCGTGGAACTGGTGCGGCAACCAAAGGCCTGAACCACAGCGCAAAGATGGGCTAAATGAACTACGCAACGCTTTTCGAGACGATCAAGGGTTACGTCGAGAACGACTTCCCGGCAACGTCTTTCACGGATAGTGCTGGAAGCGGTACGGCAACTCTGACGAGTACGGAGCAGATCAACACGTTCATCGAAGAGGCCGAGAAGAGGATTTACAACTCGGTCCAGATCCTTGCCTTACGCAAGAACGTCACCGGTAACGTCACGACAGATAACCCATACTTAACGGTTCCGTCCGATTGGCTGGCTAATTTCTCCCTGGCGGTCATTGATCCAACAAGTGGTGAGTACACCTATTTGTTGAACAAGGATGTCAACTACATCCGTCAGGCGTTTCCCAGCCCAACCGCTACCGGAAAGCCCAGTCACTACGCTATGTTTGACGACGATTCCTACATTCTGGGGCCAACCCCGGACCAGGATTATGACGTTGAACTGCACTATTTTTATTACCCGCCTTCGATTGTGACCGCCGGTTCATCGTGGCTCGGGGATAACTTTGACCCGCCCCTGCTGTATGGCGCTTTATTAGAGGCCTACACCTTTATGAAGGGTGAACAAGATGTTATCGCCGGGTACGAGAAACGCTACAATGAAGCTATGGCAATGCTTAAGACCCTGAGCGAAGGTAAAAATCGTCAGGACATGTATCGAACTGAACAGGCGAGGTATCGAGTCGGATGATAGGAAACGAGGTTTCGGTTTTATTGGGCGGTGGCGTAACCGTTATGACAACTTCCGGGCGAGGCTTTACTCCCGAAGAAATTGCAGAACGAGCGTTGGACAAAATCATTTACGTTGGCAGTCAAACCCACCCGGTCATCCGGGATCAAGCCGAAGCCTTTCGGGAAAGCATCAGGAAGGTTCTGGTCCAGTACATGCATGAAGCGGTTCGCTCCAACCATGTGACTTTGGCAAACAAGTTCAAAAAAGCCGGACATCCTGAGTTTATAAAACTTTTGGACGAATAGGAGTTAAAAATGGCAATTACACAAGCAATGTGTACCTCTTTCAAAGCCGAGCTTATGCTTGGTGTGCATGATTTCCGCCCCACCGGCGATACTGGCGCAGACACGTTTAAACTCGCTCTGTATCTCGATTCGGCGACTATCGATGCAAATACAACCGCTTACACCGCATCGGATGAGTCTTCAGGCACGAACTACTCAGCCGGTGGCTCCAGTTTAAACAACTTGGGTGTGGTGGCTACTAACACGAATGCCGAGGCAGGAACGGGCTTTGTTGACTTTTCAGATCTGACCTTCTCGAATGTGACGGTCAACGCCGCTGGCGCTCTGATTTACAACTCCACCCCCTCTGCCAACAGCAATGCCAACACAACGCTGACCAATGCGGCGGTCTGTGTGCTTAATTTTGGAAGCACCAAAACCTCCACGGATGGGGACTTTACGATTATTTTCCCCACCGCAAGTAACACGGCGGCGATTATCCGAATTGCTTAATCAATGGCTACCCAGTACGGCTGGAGCGAACTTCTCTGGAGTGGAGGCGCTTTCGGAGAGGGCGGGGTTATTACCGCCGAAGTTAGCGTCACAGGAGTTGAAGCTTCTGGCCTAATTGGGGCCACAGATCAGTCAGGCATAGCCAATGTCAGCCCAACGGGAGTTTCGGCTTCCGGGGCGATTGGCACAACAGACCAGGTTATTAGCTTCTCTATCGGGCCAACCGGCGTAGAAGGCATTGGAGAAGTCGGCACGGTAGACACCTACCGACAGCTTTTCGTAGCAGTTACAGGCGTAGATGGAACCGGCAATATAGGGGCCGCAGAGGCTCCCGATTATCAAACCTGGGGCGGTAGCTACTGGGGCGGTCCTCTGGGCTGGGGCGGCATATTAAGTGCCGAGGCATCGGTGACAGGGGTAGAAGCCTCTGGAGCGATTGGAGATGCCACAGAAGTCAT